GCACATACTCTCCATAATTGTTCGGGTAGATTATCTAGTCTTCTAGGCATATGTGTATTAGGTCCTGGTCTAGGATCTTCTAAAAATAACTTGCCTGAGTTCTTCGGCACTTTAATATAATATACACCCGACCATAATGAGTTTGGGTGTGTATGAGTTTTATTATAACTGTATGTAGGATTAACGTTAGCCCACATATTACCCAGTCCTAATTTACCTTCAACACCAAAATCTTGATTACACTCATAAGCCATTTTAAATAATTCATCTATCAGTGGTCTATATTCTTTTCGCTTATCCATATCTGTTTTACTGTGCCAACCAAAACCAGAATTAGTTTTTGCTTCTCCTTTAGGATCTGCTTTACGCCATTTCTTTATTTCCTTAAATAAATATTTATTAAGTTCTTTAGAATTAGATATGTCTTTAAAATAAACAGCAGTTGGAAATAATATTTTTCTTTGTAGTTGACTCATTTAAACGGCGGTCCTCCAAACCACATGACTAATGATTTCCTGACCCCCTTCTTAACTGGGGCTACTTTGTGTCTTAAGAATGATGCAAAGAATATAGCTTGTCCTTGTTTCAAGGTCAGCGGTTTGTTATCACCCATCTCTGAAAATAAAAGATCCCCGCCTGTAAACTCTGATGGATCTGACAATAATAATGTCATAGATATTTTCCTAATTGGATTTTGGCCCTCTTGACCAAAAGCATTTAAATCCATATGCCAATCATAAAAACCTTTCTTAGGGTACACGGTAAACTGTGCAGGTTCTGTAAGTCTTACACCATCAAAATAAAAATGATTTAAGTTTACAATAGATAATTGATTCTCAATAATTTTATACATCTCAGGTAATTTAGAAAAAGGTATCCAAGATATTGTTGTAATTCTTTTTTTAGTATCATATTTACCCGCTTCTCCACCACCAACTTTTGCTTGTTCGGGTGCACATTGATGGCCAGCATCAATAATCATTTTGCATTGTTCAGGTGTAAATATTGGTTCTTTTGTTTGAGCAACATAAGATTGCCATCTAGGCATTTTTGGTATCATTCGTGTAGCCCCGCTCCAGTTCTTGAAGACACAGGATTGTAATCAACGTCTACGTTACAAACTAATGTTCTCCTAACTTCTTTTGTTCCGTTAAACGGATATACGCAATGTCTCATATCATAAGGAAACACATAAAAATCTCCTATCTTCATATTGGGTGAATAATCTGTTTTAGAAAACTGTCCATTGGCTGCACCTATAATTTGTAGTCTGCCGTTCATAGGTTTATCAGGAGCAGAATATTCTATACCTGTTTCCTTCGGTAGTTTCATAATCATTACAGAAGATAAACCTGTATAAAGTTTACCTTGATGTATATGCACTGGATTATATTCATGTGCTTTCATTTCATTAACCCATATAGAATTTATGTTTTTTCTTGTTTGACCTATTTTGTTCCAGTCTGTGTAATGATCAAAGACACTATGAAACCATTTAAGTATGTCTTGTGGTAAAAAATTATGTTGAGTCATCTTATCGTTGTTAGGACCTGAATAAAACAAAGATACTTCGTCTTGAATTTTACCTACAAGTTGCTTGTTGGCTTTAGGTAATTGTTTCTTTTGTCTTTCGTAGATTTCATTAAGACCTACGAATACTTCCAGGGGGACCTGGTATTTTAAAACCGTCTGACCTAAATAACAAAAATCGAACTTCATTTTAATTTCTTAGTTTTCTTACTATCTAGAGATAGTGTTTTTTCTTTCAATCCTTTTTCTAAAGCTTCTAGTTGCCCAAGTATGTTAAATACTTCTGGTTGTGTTGTACCAGGAGTTATTGTTTCTTTTTGTCTTTGGAATCTTAATAAATAAGATTGAGCTTGGTGCGTGTTTACATCTCTGTCATCAAAAGAACCATCGTGAAATTCTTTTTTAAGTTTAGACCAAAGAGAAACTTCTCTCATTCTATGTTTAGCCACAAGTTCCATTTGTGCTTTACCATATAATTTTTCTTCTAACTCAACTTTTTTAAGTTCTTTCTCTAATGGGTCTTTTTCTTTTCTAATATCGCGCTCTAATTTTTTTATCTCAACTTCATTCTTTCTAGCATCAAATGATAAGTGAACTAAATTTTCAAAGTGTGTATTCTGTTCTCTTACAGACTGCCAATACTTTGCAGCTTTGGTAGGATATTTATTATCGGATAATACAGAGAATCTCATTTCTGTTTCTGTACGAAACATTTGTTTCTTCATCCATGTATCTTGTAGTTCTGGTATTAATTTTTTAAAATTTTTAACATCATCTCTATCTAAGATGTTTGTTAAATACTTTGACTCTGTTTCTAGCTTAGTAGCTATATTACGTTTTTCTTTTGACATTCTATCTCCTTTATTCATTCTAATGTCTTTATATACCTTTCTATATAAAGGTCAAGTCTACGATACTGTTATAGTCTGTAACGTGAGAGATCCTTCAAACTCTTCAGATACTGCATTAAAAGTAGTAGGGTTAGTACCACCACCAGAGTTCAACGCACTAGCAGCTGAACCAGAACCTGCGTTACCCGCATAGTTAGCACTTAAATTACCTATCTCAGTCCAAGAAGAACCGTCCCATAATTCTGTAAAAGCAGAAAAACCAGTTGGTCCTCCAGACCCACCAAATTTAAGAGCGTTTTGATTACTTTGTCCAGCAGCTCCACCATAACCCTGTGCATTATTTGTGTTTGCTATTTCTGTCCAACTTGTTCCGTTCCAAGATTCTACATCAGTAGTATAAGCTCCTGGATCATAACCATTTATACACAAAGAAGATGTTGGCGTTCCAACACCACTTTGAGAATATTTAACTGTATTTAAATTATTAACTTCTGACCAAGAAGTACCATCATATAATTCAGAATCAGCTATTCCATTAGGATTAGAAGGATTTGTTCCGCCAAAAACAAAAGCAGCTGCACCTGTTCCAGATCCACCTCTATCACCAGCTGAAATATTTAACTCTGCACTATTAGACCAAGATGATCCGTTCCATGATTCAGAATCCTGAACTCCTGCTTGGCTAGGTCCTGTATTACCTGCTGCAGCCATAGCACTAAGTGGAGTTCCATTAGTCATATTAGTCGGCGAAGTTGTACCTTCAGTCAGGTCTCCAACCTCAGTCCATGACGTACCATTGTATTGTTCTGTATTAGCTACTCTTGGAGGATTTGATCCGCCAGCTATCATACTTGTTGGTATACCTGTTCCTATTCCAAACATGTCTCTTCTAGCTGTATTTAAACTACCGCCAGACGACCACGTTGTAGCTGGACTAGTTGCTTTAACAACACCTTTAAAAGCTGTTCCACCACCTAAAAACGCATCTCCTTCTACCAAGATAGTAGAAGTAGGTCCTGCTGTTGTCCATTCTTCTGTCGTTGCTACATTACCACCAGGTGTATTACCTCCAGCAACTATAGCTGCTTGACTACTTTGTGGACTAGCCCCATCAGGAGCATATCCAAATTCAGATCTAGCAGTGGCCATATCTGATACTTCTGTATAACTAGTTCCATCCCAAGCCTCTGTTTGTGCATTTCTTCCAGGAGGTGAACCTCCACCATAAATTAAACCGTCTGTAAAAGCTCCTGATCCACCTTGTTGACCTCTTGCCGTATTTAAATCATTTACTTCAGTCCAGTTTGTGCCATCCCAAGATTCGTTACTTGCCACAACATTTCCTGGAGGTGCAGGGGGAGAATATCCACCAGCACAAATAGCTGCAGTTACAATTCCAAAACCTGCTGGGGATTGCCTACCTGTATTTAAATTATTTACTTCTGTCCAACTTGATCCATCCCACTTTTCTGTGTACACATAATAAGTAGTTCCTGGTTCTCCACCAAAAATTAATGCTGATGTGTTACTTGCTCCTGCTATACCAAAAGATTGTGTTGATGCAGGTCTTGTTATATCTCCTGTTTCTGTCCACGCTGATCCGTTCCAAGATTCTGTTTCTTTAGCTTCTCTACTTGGAGATGTTCCTATACCAGCAACAATTAAACCTGCTGTAGTGCTTCCTACACCTTTACCACTTCTTCTTCCAGTATTTAAATCTGTAATTTCTGTCCAAGATGTTCCGTTATATTGTTCAACTATAGCATAAGTAGTGCCTCCTGCAGGGTTGTCTCCACCTGCTACTATGTTAGCTGTTAAAATTCCAAAGCCCATTGATGCTTTTCTAGCAGTATTTAAATCACCGCCAGATGACCAAGATCCTCCACCTATTCCACCTTCAACTGGATCGGTGTCTAGTGTTTGTATTGTTACGCCTTTTATTTGTTTATACGTTGCCATAATTAAGTTGTTGTTATTGTTTTGTTACCTAATGAAGCTGTCCATTCTTCTGTAGTTGTTGCATCTCCAGGACCAGGTGTTCCTCCACTGGCTAAACTAGACACTGAAGATGAAGACGGTGTCCCTTTTCTAGATGCACTAGAAAAAGACATGTTATTTACTTCTGTCCAAGCTGATCCATTCCAGCTTTCTGTGTTTACCGTTACACTAGGAGTATTTCCTCCAAAACCTAATGCTAAATCTGCGCTAAGACCTGCTGCACCAAGATATTGTCTACCTTGATTTAAATCTGAAACCTCAGTCCAGGACGTTCCATCCCATTTTTCTGTCAGTGCAAGATGAGGTGATCCCTCTTTACCACCAAAAAATATTCCAGAACTTGTTGTTCCAGCACTTCCAGTATTTCCTCTTTTTGTATTTACATTTGTTGTTTCAGTCCAAGCTGAACCGTTCCAACTTTCAACGTTCGCTGTGCATCCTGAAGATCCAGGACTTGTTCTACCTGAAACCATAAAAGCCGCTGTCTGTGTTCCAAGTCCAGATGACTCTGTTCTTGCTGTGTTAACATCTGCTACTTCAGTGTATGAAGTTCCGTCCCAAGTTTCGGTTTTAGCTTTACTAGATCCTGTATTACCTGCAAATTTTATTCCCGCTGTTCCAGTTCCAGCTGATCCTGATTCTGAAGTCGGATTGCTAGGATTATTAACTTCTGTCCAAGAAGTGCCATCATATTTTTCTGAGTTTGCTGTTGGTGATGGACCTCCAACGACATTGTCTGTTTGTGACCCAAAAGCAAAGTGATTAGATCTTCCAGTGCTCATAGCTCCACCACTAGCCCAAGTAGCACCAGGCACATCTGTTATTGTTTCTTTAAAAACGTTTGTTGTTGAATTAAAAAATAATTGTCCTTCAGTTATTTTTGAAAATACTGCGGGTGCTACAAATTCTTCTGTTGCTGCAGTTCTTGAAGGTGTTCCACCACCGATTGAAAGTGATGAACCAGCATCGTGACCTGCTGAAGATTCTATAATTTTTGCTGTAGATAAATCTCCAACTTCTGTCCAAGCACTTCCGTCAAAATGTTCTGTTGATGCTACTAATGCAGGTGGTGGACTATTACCACCAAAAAATAATCCTGATGTATTATCTGCTCCTGAAGTTCCTGCTATTCTTCTACCAAGATTTAAATCTACTATCTCTGTCCATGATGAACCGTCCCAGCTTTCAACACTTGCTATTGTTGCACCTGGATTATTTACACCTCCTGCACTAACGGCACTTGTTGATGTTCCCCAATTATTTGATTGTTCTCTTGCAGTATTTATTTCAGCTATTTCTGTCCAAGATGATCCATTCCAAGACTCAACGTTATCAGTTGCTGCTGTTGTTTTTCCTCCTACCATTAAACATGCCTCAGCATTTACACCAACTCCTGTTGCTTGTCTTCTTGCTGTATTTAAATCATTAACTTCAGTCCACGCTGATCCGTTCCATTCTTCTGCATTTGCATAGTTAGGAGGCCAACCCCCATATGCTAAAGCTGCAGTTTGTGTACCTGCTCCTGCTAATAATCTTCTACCCGTATTCATTTCAGCTACTTCAGACCAGCTTGTTCCATTATATGAATCTGTTTCAGCACTTACTGGGTGTAATGGACTAGGTGGATTTCCTTGTCCACCAAAATTTAAAGCGGCATTGTACGTAGCACCTGCCCCAGCACTTTCAGATAGTGCTGCAGGTAAATCTCCACCTGACGCCCAAGTTGTACCTGGTATCGCAGACGTAGTGGTATCGCTTGACAGTGTTTGAACTGTAAATCCTTTTATATCAGAATACTTAGCCATAGGTTAAAGACTATGGTAAATTATATACTACTGGTCTAGGGTACTGAGCTTTGTGTTCATCAGACTCTGCATCGTACGCAGCTTGTGCTGCTTCGATTTGAGCAGTAACAATAGCTTGTGCTTCTTCTTTTGTTTTAAGAGCACCATCTACTTTACTAATCCACTCATCGCCATGATGATTGTCGCCTACAACCCATACCTCACCAGGATGACTTCTAAGGTAAAAATGTTTTCTCTCTTCGTGAGTGAAAAAGTTTTTTCCCCAGTTAGTCGCTGTACAGTATTTATATGCCATAGTTGCTTCCTCCTTTTGCTTGTTTATAAATCATAATTAACTACTTGTCACCAGTTTATTCAAAAAGTCGCTGGCTGACCATTCTTCAGTAACCCCAGTTGTAGTGGGACTTAAAGCTGGAGATGATCCACCTGCATAAACTGAGTTATTTATACCTCCAAAAGAACCTCCAGCAGATCTAGCGGTTGATAAATCATTAAGCTCTGTCCAAGAAGTTCCATCCCAAAATTCTGTTTTAGCACGAGAATCACTTGGATCACCCCCACTAAATATTAAAGCTCTAGTAGCTCCATCTCCTTGAGTAGCCCAACCACCTTCTGATCTTGCTGCATTCATACTACTGATTGCTGTCCAAGATGAACCATTATATGTATAAGCAGCTGAAGAACCTGCTGATCCATCAGCTCCACCTGCTGCTAGTGTAGAAGTTTGTGGTCCTTGTGCGGTTATGTTATAATATGCGGCAGGTAAACTTCCACCTGCAGTCCAATTCGTTCCATCGTATTCTAAAGTTGTGGCAAGTTTTGGACTTCCATCTCTTCCACCTGTAACTAATCCTGCTGTTTGAACTCCAGAACCACTAGCTCTTTCTACTACATAAGGCATATTAGTAGCTTCGGTCCAAGCTGAACCATTCCAATGAAGAGCTTCATTTGTAGTACCAGGAGATCCCTCTCCACCAGCAAGAACCCCTGCTGTATAAACCCCTATCATTCCAGAATCAGATAACGCTGATGGTATGTCTGCTACTTCTGTCCAAGATGTTCCGTTATAATTTTCTACATTTGCTTTTACAGGTGCTTGTCCACCTGCTACTAAACCTTCGCTGTGTGGAGAAAATCCTCCAAACATTCTGTATCTAGCAGTATTCATAGTACCACCAGATGCCCAAGTGCCTGCAGATATTCCGCTTACACTGCCTTTAAATTTTCCTTCTGAAGAATTATAATAAAAATCTCCAATAATTGCGTCTGAATAATCTGCTGCTGGTGTTGATGGAGGTAAACCACCAAAAGCCCATTCTTCTGTTGTAGCAACTTCTGTCGTTGTATAACCAGCAACATATAAAGCAGTGTTGCCGCCACTTGGTCCTCCAGCTTGTGACCCTTCAGATCTACCTGTGCCTAAACTATTTACTGTAGTCCACGTTGATCCATTCCAAGCAAGTGTACCTGCAAATTGACTATTTCCACCAAATATAATTCCATCAGTTGTAGTTCCAGCTCCACCACCAGATCCTTTTGCAGCGGGTATGTCTGTTGTTTCTGTCCAAGACGTGCCATTATAACTTTCAACATTTGCAACATATGTACTGTCATCATAGCCACCAGCTCCAAGAGCTGCTGTAGCCGTGCCTAATCTAAAAAAATTAAATCTAGCTGTATTTAAATTATTGCCTTCAGTCCAAGAACTTCCGTTCCAAGTTTCTGTTTCATTTTTATTTCCAGGATCTGTTGTTCCACCATAAGCTAAAGCTGATGTTGAAGAAATTCCTGCACCACCAAGTTTTGATCTTGTTGTATTTAAATCTGCTACTTCCGTCCAACCTGATCCGTTCCAAGTTTCAGCGTTAGCAACTTGAGGAGATTGTCCTCCAAAAACTATACCACTTGATTGAGGAGAGTTTGTAGAAAAACCTAAAGCAAATCTCGCAGTATTAAGTTCAGCTACTTCTGACCAAGAGGCACCATCGTAAGTATATGAGTTTCCAGATTTAGGAGTTGGTGTATTACCACCAGCAACTATCGCTGCAGTCTGTGTTCCAAAGCCAGCAAACTGTCTTTGGTTTTGAGGTAAAGATGTACCACTACCCCACACTCCCGCATAAGGATTATTAGCTAACGCTTGCGCGTAAGGTGTTGGATCTTCTGTACGGGTTTGAACTTGGAAACCCTTTATACCTTTATAGTCAGACATCGCTATTATTTATCCTTTAATAGCCAACCTTGAGTTGAATCTACATAAACCAATGTAAAACCTGCTCTCTCGGTTGACACTGTTAAATCTGCTGCAGAACCTTGTATGTTGTGTGAGTTTCTCCCAATAGTTAAATTGTTTGTATCAAACGTACCTGCATAATCTATAAAACTTATTTCATCACCGATTGTTCCTGATGATGGTAAAGTTGCTGTAAAAGCTGCTGATGTTGTATTACAGAAATATCCTTCACCTGCTACTGCTGTAAAACCAGAAGTTTTTACTGCTTGCCATGATGTTCCGCCGGATACTTCACCAAATGATAATTGACCAACACCTGTTGTGCCTGATCCAGTTACTGATGCAACTTTTAAAAATCTGTCTGCTGTTACGTTACCTGTTGGAAAAATAAGTGTGTAAGATTGTGAACTTGAGTGCGCGGGAGATCTCAATTTAATTCCGTGGGAATTATTTTCGCAGTTAAGTTGTAACTCACCTGGATTAGTTGCTCCTAGAACCTCTATATTACCTGTTCCTTTAGGACCTACTTGTAAACTTATATTAGAATCACCTCCCGTTGCTTGAATTGATGGAGCATTTCCTGTTGCAGCGTTTGTTATATCTAATTGGTTTACCGCTGAAGATGTTGTTTGAAAAATTACCTGTTCGTTTCCGTTTTCATCTGTAATGCCATGAGCATCATCAAATGAAATATTAAAACTGTTAGTATCTAAATCTCCACCTAATTGTGGTGATGTATCATCTACAACATCTCCACCTGTTTGAATTTCAATCATGTTTGGATTTGTTGTGTCTGGACTTCCTGATGCAAAAATTATTTTAGTTGTTTTTGTTGTAGCGGAATAAGTAAAGCTATCACCAGTTCCTGTGGCATATTTAAATTGTACTGTGTATGCACCTGATGTTGAATTTTTTAAAATGTAAAAGTTTTGAACGTCGTTTGGAATTGTAACAATTTGATTACCTGTAATTGTACCTGTAAACTCAATCATTCTGTGTGCAAGTTCTGCACCAGTTGATCCATCACTAACTGCAAGAGCAGTTGTTGTTGCACCGCCAGCTATAGATTTTTGAATAAATCCACCAGCTATCTGTTCAATGATATCTAAGTTGGTATTAGTCTTTGTTCCCCATGTACCGGCATTTTCGCCAGTAGCCATTTTTTCTATACCCAGTGGTGTATATGTTGATGCCATATTAAGCTGCTTCTCCTGTTACATCGTTATAGCTCGTATTTGAGCCAGTTGCAACATCCGAATAAGAAGTATTCGAACCCGTTGAAACATCACTATACGACGTGTTTGAACCCGTGTCAATATTAGCTAAAGCAATAATAAATGGTGTTCCTACACTCGCTGTAGCTGCCTGACCTGTTAGACCCATAACTTGATCTTTTGGATCTATGCTTCCTACAGAAGATGTAGCAGAAACACCAGTTAATCCCATGACATCTGCAGCTGATAAAGCCCCCACTGCAGCTGTAGCTGCTTGACCTGTTAATGTAATCGCTACAGAGCCTGTTCCTAATATTGTACCTAAACTAAAATCTGCTTGTACACCTGTTAAAGTTACATCTTCATTTGGTACAACAACTGATCCTTGTGAAGTTGTTATTGAAAAACCAGAAGGGAAAACAGCTGTTCCAACAAAAGATATAGGTGTTCCTAATGTGGAAGTTATTGATTGTCCTGTTACGGATACATCTTCATTTGGTATAATTAATGATCCTTGAGAAACAGTAGTTTCTTGTCCTGTCAAACCTACAAACTGATCTGCAGGATCTATCACACCAATCGCTGAAGTAATAGACTCACCAGTTATTGTTGGTGTTACAGAAATATCTGGTGTCGCTGTTCCTAGTGATGATGTAATTGAAACACCAGTAACTGAAACTGTTTTAGGTATTACGGGTGAAATAGAGCCAACTGATGCTGTAAAAGAATTTCCTGATAACGTAATATCAGCAGTTCCTGTTAATGTTAAAGAACCAACATTAAAAGTTGCGGATACTCCTGTTAATGTGACTGTTTCGTCAGCAAGTTGTCCCCAACCACTATCACCCCAAGATTTTGCACCCCAACCAGTTGCAAGTAAAGCATCTTCATTCCAATATGCTTGTCCCCAGGTGAATCTACCCCATCCTGATTGAACCGACATCTTGGTCCTCCTATGCTAATCTGATGATAGCGTTTGACGCGTCTGCTGCTGGAAATTGAATTGTAAAAGTTCCGTTAGTCGCTGTTTTGTCAGAACCAAAAGCAATTATAGCGCAAGCAGGATCACCTGTTGCTGTATCATTGTAGATCATTGCACCATTGGCTGTGAAAGTAGCTGATGAAAAACTTACATCTGCAAAATCACAAAGTGCAGTCGTGCTTGAAGCAACTGGAGTTACGCTTGTTAACGTAGCACCACCAGAAGTGTAAGCAGTTCCAGATGTGTTTGTAATTTCTTCTGACGTTGTGAAAGCAGTAGTTGCTGCACCGAGAGTCGCGTCGCTATCATACAAAGCAATTTTAAAAGTGTTACCAGTTGTTGCTGTAAAATTGTGCACACCTTTTAAAAGTTCTACTTTAAAACTTGTACAAATTGCTGATGTTATTGCCATATCTTATCTCCTAAGGGTTCGTTGATGGTATTGTTAATCTAACAGTTCCGTCGGTATAGTCGTCTCGTCTTCTTCTGCCGATTTGTTCAACACCAAACTTATCTACTTCGTTTTTATACTTTTGCTCGTATAATGTCAACATATCTGCTGGGCCTTTTAGAAAGGCATATGTCTCTGCTAAACAGCAATATAATAAGCCATTTGGGAAGTTTAAACTAATATAATTACTCGTATTATCAGATGCCAACGTAGCTGGCATCTTATTGTAGTGCACTCTAAATTTGTAATTTGTATTAGGTGTAGGGGCTAAAAAGATACGTCCAGAGTTTGTGTCTGCATCTCCAGTGGCATTACCAAACATAGCATAATATTTTGGTCTACCCTGTGCCGCAGAGGTTCCTGTAATTGGTTGATACTCTTGTAGGTAAGTTACATCTTTTTTCTCTAACCAAACGTTACTGCCCGTTAAAACGGCACTTGAATCATAAACTTGTATGCCTCTAATAAACAACGCTCCTGCAGGGGCGTTAATTGTTTCTTGTCCTGGAACTAAATTACCTGATTGTTGTCTTCTATCTGCATCAATAGGCACATCACGCATAATTCTATATTGTGCGTTTAAAATAATATTTTCTAAAATATCTGTTGTTAACACATTAGAATCTGTCTCTGTGTAGTTTCTAATTTGTGTAACTAATCCTGAATAACTTAATCCTGCCATTATGGTGTCAATGTTACCGGCCCTGCCGTTACAAACATTCCTCCTGCTCTTTCCGTTACCGTAGGAGTTGATCCTAATGTAAACGTATAATTATTTGTTCCTGTTACTGTTATACTAAATCCTGAAGAATTTTCAAACGCTGTAAAAGCAACGCCTCCAGGTGATCCATCCACATTTCTAAATACAACTGTATCTGAGCTAGATCTACCATGACTAGGTTCTGTTACAGTAATAGTGGTGCTTCCTGATGTAATATTAAACGGATCGCCAGGTAGCAAACGATCTGTAGCTGGTTCTGTCCTAGCGGGTTTTGCATTTTGCAAACCTTGAGGATCTGCGCCACGTGCTCTTGGTTCTAATTGTGGTTGTTTAGGTTCAAATTCTGATATGTGAACTCTTGAGCCATTCCATTCTTTGACCATTTCTTTGTATGGAAATTCCATACCTGATCTGTCAGATATAAATTTAGCGTATTTACCTTTTGCAAAATTAGACATTTGGATAATAAGTTTTTGGGGTTATGTAAGAACTTGAAGATGAGCCATCTTCTGCTAAGGCTCTTTGTAGTTCATCTTCGTAATACAGTTTCATTTGTTGTGATAATTCAGGTTTAAATTTTTGAGATAAATAAAAAGCTAGTCCAGATACCATACAAGGAACAAATCTATATGGAACATCTGTTGCGTTAGTATAATCACCAATGTCTTGTATTCTTTTTACAAAATAATAATTAATTGTATTACCTGCTTCTGATGACCCTGGTGTTAGATATAAAGTAATTGTAACTTTATCTATAAATCTTTGAACATAATATTGAGAAGGTGTCCCTGTAGATGTCTTATTTGAAAGACCTTGATATGTAGATCTGTTAATTTTTGTAAGTGGTGTATCTACATTTGATGAATTTCTGTATACAGCTTCTAATACATCATCAACTCCGTATACAGCTGTAGCATCAGATGTGCCATCACCTGTCGCTCTAAACATAGTATAAACTGCTTGATCAGCAACTAATGTAATTGAGTTATTTCCTATTTGCCAATAGTGAAGTCCTCTATTGCCCCACTCTTGAAAAAGAATATTTAAAGATCTTCTTGCTTGACGTAGCTGATTACCATT